AGGGCATGATCAGTAAAACCAGGACTCTTTAGCCGTCTGCACCGTGGTCGAGCCCACCGCGGTCTTCAGCGTGGTGCCATTGGCATTCTGCTCGACCCGTTGGCCAGGCCCAGCGACAAGCTGGACCCGGCGCACGGCCTCAATCAGTTGATTGATGGCCCGGGCATGGTCTGCCTTCAGGCCGCGTTCCGACAGCTTGGATGGCAGTTGTAAAGGCATGGTTTACAGCTCGCAGAACTGGGCGAAGATCTTGACCGGGCTGTTCGAGGCTTTGACGTACATCGTCGCGTCGACCCAGGGGATCAGCATGAACTGGCCGGCCGGGATCTGGAACGAGTACGGCGAGGAAGGCCCGATGGAGACTGGGTTGACTAGATCCAGGTTCACAATCAGCAGACGGTAGGGTGTGGCCAGGTCTGCGGTCAGATCCAATGCCTCGTCGGTGGTGCCGACCACCTGCGTTTGTTGCCCCATATCGGTGCCGGTCATGTTGGCCACCGTGGTGTACGACTGGGAATTGATCACGGCTCCGCCCTTGCTGGCGTACAGCCGGGCCGACATCTCGACTTCGTTTGCCATAGGGTTGGTTGGTTAAATCTCGCAGAAGGTGGCCTGGACGGTCACCGCGGAGGTGTTGGCCAGGAGGTACAGGGTGGCGCTGACGTAGGGGATCAGCAAGGTCTCACCGGCCGGGATCCGCATGGTGTAGGTGCCGGAGACAAAACCCAGCTCGACGTAGTTGGTCGAATCGAGATTCGAAATCAGCAGCTTGTAGGGGCTAGTGACATCGACCGGCACGTCGAGAGTCTCGACGGTCAGGCCGATCACCTGAGTCTGAGAGCCCATATCGGTGCCGACCATGGTAGCGCTCTTGGTGTAGGTTACTGAGGGCAGGTAGGCTCCGTTCTTGGAAGCGTACAGCCGGGCGGTCATTTGAATTTCGTCTGCCATAGAGGTGTGTCAGTTAAGGTTAGATGAAGGGATAGACCAATGTGTCGTAGGGGGCAAAAGTCCAAGCGATCACCTGTTCAACCTGGTTGGTCTTGGTGATCAGGCTGGTCGAGTAGTTTGTCTGCTTCCAGCCCCAGGCTGTACCGACCGGGGCAACCACCTGGCCGGTGGCTGAGTCAATCGGTGTAGGAGGAAGCATCGAGACCACCGAGAACGGAAGATTCCAGGCTATTGCAAATGATTCCCTGGTGTAGACCGGTGGAATGCCGTTGGGAACTTGCGGAAGCCCGAGGTTGCCGCTGAAGGTTGCGATCCTGGTCAGACTGACCCGGGCCGTCGGGAAGGTGTCCTGGCCGCGGTAAAGCATCTGCCAGACCTTCTGTGCCAATGGTAGGGTCGAGATGTTGCTCTCCTGAATGCCTGGCAGCCTCTCACCGTTCTTGATGGCTGTCTCGATGATGTAGCGATAGAGGGCTGGGTTGCCTGTCGAGTTGGCCTCCTTGTCGACAGCAGGCAAAGCGAACACCGACACATCGAGGTAATCGGTGCGAAACTCGTATCGGATGTCGGCGATCTCACCCACCTGCGGGGCGGTCTGGTCTTGAATCGGAACGCCTGGGTCGAATGAGGTGCCGCCGATGGTGACAGTGGCTTCGGAATAGGGGCCGTCCTCTCGAATGCTGTATTTGGCGCCCAGGGCTACCCATTGAGCCGAGGCGATCCGCAGGGTGTCTTTGTCGCCCCGGAAAACCAGTTGAACCACCCGGCCGTTGCCGTTGTTGTCGTAGGCGCGGCTGACCTCAATGTAGTCAGTTGCTACAGGATACGGAATCGGTAGTCCTTGAATTGTTGCCATGTTATTCCTGCACAGCTTGAGCTGTTCTGCCGGTGTTTACTCGAACCGCCCTGGTCTCGTTGGTCATGATCTTGATCTGACCGACCATGGTGTTGACCCAGCCCGGGGCGGCCGGCTCGGTGAACATTGAGATCTCTTTTTTAACTCTGGCGTCCACGGTGCCAAGTCTTCCTTGGTTTACTAAAGGTAAAGCCTCGAACTTTTTGTCAGCCTCTGCGTTCATGTATAATGCAGGAATAGCAGCGGCCTGTATGTTTCTAAGGTATTCAGGAAGTCCACCACCTCTGTTCATAATATCAAGAAGTGAGGTGAGGTTTTCTGTGTATGTTTCAAGAAAAGACACTTCTGGGGCTGCCGCAACTGTTGCTTGCCTTTTCAATTCATCAATTCTGTCCGCCAGTCGCCCGATGGCATCAATTTCCTCCTTGTTTATCAGCTTAATCTCACCTTGCTCTGATAGTTTAGATATGGCACCGGCAGCCTTAAATGCTTTTTCTCCAAGAATACCAATCAAGGCTGCTTGTGTTTGAGCACTTTTGCCGGCGTTTTCATGAGATTCAGCCATCCTTCTGATGATCTCAATATTTGAAACACTGTTCTTGTTGAGTTCTGAAACATCTAATCCTAATGCTCTAAAGTATTCCCGGGCTTTGCCGCCCTCTTCAATAGCCTTCAGGCGCTCTTGGCTGACCGCGGTGATCGACTTGGCCATGGCCTCGAATGAGATGCCTGTCTGGCCTGCCAGCACCTGGAGGCGCTGCACGTCGTCGGTGCTGATGTTGAGCTGCTCCGACAGGTCGCCAATGGCATCGGCTGTCTCGATCACCTTCGAGGCAAAGGCACCGATGGCAGCCACCGATAGGGCGCCACCGAGTTGAGCCCCGACGCTCGACCGGAATTTGTCGGTCATGCTGGTGGCTCGTTTGAGGCCGCCCTCGAATGAGCTGCCATCGAGGCCGAGCTTTGCAATGAGTGAGAAGATGGCCATATCAGTTCCTGATTGTCTGGTGTTCTTGAGCGTAGCGCCAGAGGGCATCCTGCTCATTGCTCCACAGCTCGACCTGGCCGTTCATCTCGGCGTGCGTTAGGAACAGCCTTTCTGCATCAATGACAGGCATATTGATCACCGTGATCTCGTCGAAGCCGATGTTGACCAGGCCGACCAGGATCCGTTCCGGCCAAGGCATGGTTGCCGCACGCTGGCCAGATCCAGGACGGCGCAACACCTCCGGGCAGTCTGATTGGTTGGCGATCCATTCCTGAACTGATCGGCATTCTTGGATCAGGTCGGCCTTCTTGACCTTCTGGCGCATGATCCGCAGGGGCAACCACCGCAGCCAGGAGCGCATGGTCTTGACCGATTCATAGATCGGCTGACTGCAAACAACAGCCACCTCGACCAGATCCTGAGCAGACTGGCTACCACCACAGACGAATGGTGAACCCATCCGATGCAGCAGCAAAGCATGGCCGACGCTAAACGGCACCAGCCGCAGCCCCATCACAATCGGACAAGGCTTCGACGTAGCGGTTAGAATGTCGGCGAGGCTGGTCACACGTTCAGGGCAATGGCGGCGCCGGTGGTCAGATTCTTGTATTTCTTGACCGTGATCGAGACCATAGCCTTGCCGGTTTGGGTCATCTTGACCGAACCGCCGCCGGCATAGATGAACCGGCCGGTGTTCAACACGTCGGCAACACCCATCATTTTAATGACCGGGGCGCCGGTGATTGAAACCGTTCCATTGACCGGAGCCAATGAGCAGAAGGCCAGGGCAGCCGCCGCATTAGCGCCAGATGGAATCAGGTTCAGGTTGAGCGTGATCCGCTCGTTGTAGCCGATGTGACCGACCACCTCGCCGGCACTATTCCGCACCTCTTCGGTGTCGGCCTCGTGTGTGACGTCGTAACTTTCGATTGAAGCTAACGCGGTGAATATGGGGGTCGAGTTGTCGGTGTCCAACATGGTCACCGAGGCCGGTGAGCCGAACTGGTAAGCAAGTCCTTGTGAATTAGCCATGGTTGTCTGGGGTTAGATGGTTGCGCTGCAGTAAAGGGTGAAGGTCCTGGTGAACGTCCTGGACCGATTAGAGATTGAGGATGCCCCAAAGTCCAGAGGGGCTGCGAATTGCGCTGTAAACGGGCCGCTGGCGTCGTTTGATGGCGCATCCAGGGCAGAGGCCCCGGCGTCGTCAAAGAGCGGCAGGATCCGATTGTCGAGCACCTGCACGGTGGTCAGGACATCGGCCTCGTCGGTGTCGTCTGCCGAGAGTTGCAGCTCGACGGCGATCTCCAGCTCGCAGGTCAGGTCGGTGCGTTGAACCGGCCGCGCGGAGTTGGTCGAGACCACCAGGCGCGGGAAGTTGGGCATGACGTCCTGCTCATCCGGGTCGTCGTACAGGCCGCGGCTGTAGGATGTCAGGCAGGTGGGCGTGCCGGCGCCGGAGGCCGACCAGTCGGCGGCTGCCAGGTAGTCGGCCACAGCCTTCTCTGCTCTTAGGGCGACGGCGTTCATTTGATGGCGATTCCGTTATCTTCGAGCACCTTGCCGTTTTGCAGCATGGCCTCGGTCATGTGGTTGGTCAGCTCGGCCAGCTCGTCGTCCATGGCCTTCTGCATGGCCTGGTTGTAGATCATGGCCACCCGGTTGTACTGGTTATCAGCCACGCCGGCAGTCATGACCACCGAGGCTGTCGGGTTGAAGCCTGGTGTGGCCTGGATGCCTCGGGCCTTGGTGCCCTTGTGCACGGCCACATTCTCCTCTGGTAGTCCGTACTGATTGGCCAATGAGACCAGGGCGGCGTTGGTCTTCTTGGGCGCCTTGTAGCCTGCAGGCTTCGATAGAGGCTTCCATTTCGGGCTCTGGAACTGAGTGAAGCCCTTGTTGTAGATCCGGATGATCTTCACCACACCGGAGCGGAGATAACCGACTGAGCCGATGGCCTTCCGCATCAGAGCCGAGGCTGCTGCCTTCATCTCCTCGCCGTACAGGCCGCGGCGGCCGGCTTTGGCTTCCTTCGACTGGGCGATCAGATGCACCCGGCGAAGCAGGCGGGACTTGCCGATGCGTTTGCCGGTCTTTTTGGACTTCCGATTAATGTTTCCCAGCGGCGTGCCGAGGTAGTCGGAGATCCGGCGCCGTTCTTGGCCTGGGCTCTTAGGCGGCACCAGGACGAACAGCCGGACCATCAGGTAAAAGAACCGGGAGTTGACTGCCTTGTGAAGGTCGCGGCTCGTCTGCAGCAGGTAGGCCTTCATTGCAGCGTCGAACTTGCTGCTGTCGACCGTCATGTTTACGACAGGTCTCACCGGGTCTTGGCTCCTAGTTCGAGGCTGTAGTAGGCGCCGGAGGCATCCACCCGGCAGGACAGGATCCGCAGGGTGCGTCCCTGGTAGGCCAGCGTGCGGCCGACCACCGGGCGGGGCTTGCAGAAGGTTAGGGCGATGCGGTCGGTGTTCTCCTGGAGCAGATAATAGCCGTCCTCCTTGAGAAGCCGGGAGAACTCGGTGCCCTGGTCGAGGGTGTACAGCGTGGTGTCCATCGTGACCAGGGTGCTGTCCCAGGTCTTCCAGTCGGAGAACTTAACCAGGATCCGGGATGCCACGTTGTCCTGGAACCCACCGGGCACCGGGGTGTTGGCATCGGTGACCATGGCCGGGATGCACCGGATCGACGAGCCCTCCCAGATGAACATCGGCGCCCCCAGCATCTGCTGGAGCACCGTCATGCCCTGCTGGAGACTGGAGCCGATGATGGTCATTTAGGCTGTGAAGTAGGTGCCGGAGATTACGATGCGGCTAGTTGCCTGCAGTTGCCCGGCCAGGCTGGTCGAGTCGCCGTTGTCGTAGTGATACAGCGCTGCGTAGGACGTGCCACCCACAGCCTTTCCGATCACCGCGGTCTTAGCCTGGGTGGTGGCGTTGTCGAGCCAGATGGCCAGGGCGGCGTCGTAGGTGACCGGATCCGGCAGGCTCAGTCGGAGATCGCCGGTGGCTGCACCGCTCACCGAGTTAATTGTCAGGTCGACCGTGAAGGTCTCAATAAATCCAATGGCGGTGTGTCGCGCCATGTTGACCGTGATCGCAAAGGTGCGGCCACCGCCGGAATCGGTCAGCGTAGGCACCCAGGTGGTCGGGGCGGTCAGAGGCAGGGCACCGTAGATCTCAGTGAAGTTGTCGTTCAGCTTCTGCCCGGCACCGCGGAGGGTGTCCCCGGTGTTGTCGTTGGCGATTGCTCCGATGTTGATGATTTGCTGGGCCATATCAGTTCTTCGGTAGTGCGTACCAACCAGCCGGCAGGACCACGGTCGATGGCCCCACCAGCTTCTTGTTTGAATCGAATCCGTAGACGCTGGCCCTGGTGGGCTTTGCCAGCATCACGGGATCACCGGAAGGGACCAGGACCACCTTGGTCATCTGGCAGCCGAGGCAGTCCAGCAATGCGATCAGCCAGATCGTCTTTGAGAGCCTCGGGTGCTTTTCCATGTTGGATGTCGGTGGGTGGGGTCTCGCGGAACCAATCGAGCAGGGCCTTCAGGATCTGGTAGATCCAGTTCACTCGGGCTTCTTCTCGGCGTCCTTTGCCCAGATCAGACCGATGCCAGCGGTGACGGCTGCGATGGTCGTGGTAAGGTCAAGGTTGGTGCTTGGGTCACCGTCGAAGAGAGCCTTCATGGCACCGCCGATGGCAACGAGGATTGCACCGATGCCGGCGAGAGTGGTCTTGGTGTTTTTCATTTAGAGCGGAAGAGTCGGTAGGCCCCGTAGATGGCGCACAGTAAGCCAATCACGGCGGTGATAAGTCGAACGATGTCGGTGAGCCAGGGGATAAACGAAACAGCGGTGGCCGCTGCTGCTCCCCCCATGGAGGCGATCATCTGATTTGTGTCACCGCCGTGATTTGAGTCCATTTACTCGGATGCTTTTGGTTGGGCTGCTGCGAGGATGATGTCGGCCAAAGGAACGCCGACCTTGGCGTTCTGGTAGCCACCGGCCTTGATGGCGATGTCGATGAGTTGGAGCAGGCTATTGGTCTGCTCCTGAGTGAGTGTGATGCTGATTTCCATATCAGACCGCAGTGTCGGAAACGACAGGCTGCTCCGCAACCAAAACCGGCTCGGGCGGCGGCACCGGAGGATTCCACGGCAGCGGCAGCACCACAACCGGCGGGTTGATCTGGTTGGCAATCTGGAGCGAGACGTTAGCCTCAATCGCGTTCTGATCGACTCCGTTGGCGTAGCACCAACCGAGAACCTGATCCTGCGTCAAATCAGGATAAGGAGTGAAGCTACCAGTCGGCGGAGCGAAGCTGCACGAGCCGTAGCAGGTGCCGCTGTAGCTCTTCTCGGTGTCGCCAGAGCCGGTTGTTTCGGTGCCGTTGCACCTCCAGTCGGCGGTGATGACAACGTCCGTGTTGGAGCCTTCAACCGGCTTGGTGAGAAGGCGTTCGATGAGCCAGAGGATGGTCATAAATTACTTAGCTTCGAGGGTTTGGACGCGAGCGGTGAGTTCTTGGATGGCTTTCACCAGAACCGGAATAAGGTCTTGGCGAACGGACTTGTAAGGAGCTTCGCCTTCGGGGGCTTCGTCCTTCCATTCGTCGATGAGGTTCGGGAACACCGTCTCAAACTCCTGAGCGATAAAACCTCTGTCGCCTTTGATGTCCTTACCCTTACCGGCTTTCCAGTCGAACTTGCGCGGCTTGAGTGCGAGAATCGCACCGAGTCCAACGTCGATGTCCTGTACGTTCTCCTTCAGTCGAGCATCAGAGATGGCTGAGATGGTTGTGTTGGTGGCAAACACGGTTCCGCCCATTCCGACGTAAAAACGATATGCAGTAGCACCAGTACTGTAAAGGATGTAACTGCTCCCAGCTCCATCGGTTGAAGCTGCATTAGTAGACCAAACTTCACCATTTGGTCGAGCTTCAACACCGA